CTGGCTGGACCGGTTCACCGTGTCGGCCAACATCACCGCCAAGGTCGGTGGCGAGGCGGTTGACGCAGCCCGTCTGGCGGGTCGCCAACCCGTTGTCCTGACGGTGCGACGTTCGACGGACACCCGAAAGGTCACCACCGACTGGAAGGCGACCGAGGTCGAGAACGGCACCGAGTTCAATATCCGCACTGCGATCGATCCGTTCGTCGGCGATAGCCAGCACGGGATATGGATCGAGATGATTGCCGAAACCGGGGTGGCGGTATGAGCTATTCCGATCCCGCGTTAGCGATGCAGAAGGGCACGCTGTCCCTGATGAAGGCCGGCCAGACCGGCACGCAGACCGGCGGGCGGATCTATGACGGCGTGCCGGGCGGGGCGGTTAAGCCCTATGTCAGTTTCGGCCCGTTCCAGCTACTGCCCGAACATGGCGATTGCCTCGACGGCGGCGAGGCGTTTCTGACGCTCGACGGCTGGGCGGCGGGGCCGGACACCGTCCAGGTCAAGAAGCTCGGCGCCGCCATCGCAGCCGATCTCGACCGCGCCGCGCTGGTGGTCGACGGCCAGCGGCTGATCGAACTGTCGATAGAGCAAATCCAGTACATGCGTGATCCCGACGGCATCACCGCGCACGCGGTGGTCACGGTGCACGCCTGGACCGAGCCGGTGGCTGTAACGGACACCGCGCCGGTCAATACCGCGCCGCCGACCATCTCTGGCTCTACGGTTGTCGGAGCAGCCTTGACGACCAGCACCGGCACATGGACGGGGACCGAATGAGCTACGCCTATCAATGGAAACGCGGCGGCGTCAACATCGCAGGGGCCACAGCTAACACCTACACCCTGGTGACGGCCGATCTGGGCGCGATGATTACGGCGACGGTGACCGCAACCAATACGGCGGGCAGCGCCAGCGCCACGGCAACTGCGGTGGGGCCGGTGACTGCGGCGGCGTCCAACACTATGCAGGCGCAAGCGGGATCGTTTGCTTTTGCCGGGAAAAGCGCGACGTTGACGCCGCCTGTTGGCGGTGGTGCGTTGTCCCTTCAGGCGGGCGCAGGATCGTTTGCGCTGGCTGGCGAGAGCATGACGACGGAAACGGTGCTTGCCATGCCAGCGGGTGCGGGCGCGGTTGCGTTCGCGGGGCAGAGCGCGGACCTGAAGCCGCCGGTTGTGGGTTACACCGGACCGGGTGATAGCGCGGTGCAGCCGGGTGCTGCGGCGTGGTACGGACTGCGCGCCTACACGGCGGCGAAGGCGACGGCGCTGGCTCCGTGCATCACTCTGGTCGATACGGCTGGGAATAACGACATCACGATAAACCTTACGGCGGCTGGCGACATCAACGTGGCGGCAATCACTTCGTGGATAGCCGTCAATTCGTCGCTGCGGTCTGTGCCAAAGGTCAAACAGATCTTCGATCAGGTCGGGTCCAAGCATCTAACAGCAGTTAGCAACGATGTACCCACGATGCCGACGCTGGTGATGAGCGGGCTTGGTTCGCATCCGGTCATTCACTTTGACAGCGCGACCCCGCAAACCGTTAATTCCCAAGGCGTGCCTCTCGGCCTGAGTAACCCGGCTTCACTTTATGCCGTGGCGAGGGCAACTGCCGCCAACAGCACGGCGGTTGTCGCTGGCGCTCTGGGACCACTGTCTCTCATCTTGTGGAGCGGGGCCGGTACGGTCGCGCTGTTTGCTGGCGGGTTCTCGGCGGACATGGCCGCTGCGGATGGGACATTCTGGACGATGCAAGGCGTTATCAACGACACATCTTCCATTGGTCAGATCAACACGACACAAGTCACGGGGCTAACTCCCGGCAATGCCGCGATGTCTGGCGATCCCCAACTGTCCAATTCATCATTCCCGTCAAAGATGGATTGGCTGGAGGCTGGCTTCTGGGCCGGTAACAAGAGCACGACGTTCAATGCCGTCAACACCAATGCAAAAGCGTATTGGGGATATTGATGGGATTTCTTCGCCTATCCACGCCATCGAATATCGTGCCACCCGGCACTACGACTGCGCTGCCGCTACTTGGCAATATTGTCAGCCGGTTTTCCGCCGACAGCATGGCGCTGGCGAACGGTGCCAACGTCACGACTTGGACCGACGCGGTTGGCGGCATCGTCGCCGGCACCACCATTGGCACCGCGCCGACGTTTCAGACTAACCGGCTCAATAGCAAGCCGAGCGTGAAATTCACGGGCGGCGGATTGTCTATTGCAACGCCGGGCGCGCTCAGGACTGCCATCGACAGTCAGGAATGCACGGTGTTCTGCGTGTTCCGCAATCAAGCGGCATCGGGCTACGGGCAACTGATAGGCTCGCATGTGGCTGGCGACAGCTTCGGACTGTTTTCAGACGGCACCAATGTTGGAAGGCTTAACAGATTTGTTATTCCTTACGCCGGACAAAGTGCGTTTTCGACCATCGGAAACACCTCGTTCAACACGACGCCGAACTATTCAAACAGCGGTGATTATCAGGCGTTCTATATAAACGGATGCTCGGTGTTCAACCAGTCCGACCTGATGCCAGCCACCGGCGGCAACGCCATTTGCCTCGGCACCAATGCCGCCAACGGCGCACCAGTCAATGCCGAGATTTTTGACATCGTAGTCTGGAACAAGCCGCTGACGCCTGCGCAGATGATGCAGGCCCATATGTGGGCCGCCGACAAGTATGCGCAGACTTATCCGTGGGCGGCTGTTGCCGCAATCAATACGTTTTTCGGCGACAGTATTACGGCAGGCGTTGGTGTTTCAGGTGCAGGAACTCCTGACGTGACCAAGACCGCACCATGGATTGCCGCACAAACGCTTGGGTTAACGCTGGGGCAGTGGCATAACGCAGCTGTTGGCGGCATCGCGCTGGACAATCTCAATGTGCTGGCTCCGACGTGGGTCGATCCGATCCCCGCGCTGACCGGCAAGAACCAGAACATCATCACGTTCGAATGGGCTAATCAGCGCGACAGCACGACCACCAAGGGTGCGATTTATCTCGCCGCGCGGAAGGCTGTCAGCGGCAACAAGACGGTATGGGGTACATCGACTTCTGGCAGCGCCTACGATCCAAGTGCCGACCGCGCCACCTTCAACACGGCGTGGAACACTATCGGCACCGGGGCCAAGACCAATATAGACAGCTATATGCCGATCCATACCGATACGCATATTGGCGTTAACGGCTCTTATGCGACTTACAGCAGTGGCGGCGACGGCATTCATCTGACCGATACGACCTATCCTTATCTCGCCGCGCTGTTCGTTACCGGCATCAACGGTGTTCCGGGTGCCGCTAGCTTTCGTGGCAATCCGAACGTCACGATAACCGGGCCTATCGCGGGCAGTATTGTCACCTCGCGCGACAGCGACGGCAGCACCTACCAGACGCCGTTCTTTATTCAGGTATCGGCAAGCGGGATCACCGCAACCGGCACAAGCGCGCCTTACGAGGATCTGGAATATAGCTGGAATTTCGGGGACGCATCGAGCGCGGAAACATTCACGCGACCGACTGACGGCGTCGTCGTCAACTCTAATTCGTCTCAGACGGGGCCAGAGGCGGCGCACGTTTACCGCAACTCTGGGTCGTACACGATCACGCTGTCGATACGCGGTCGCAACGGCGCATCTTTCACGACCGCAACGGTGACGAAAAACATCACGGTCAACGCCTTCGCTACCGGATCGAACGAGATGTGGTTCGACTCGGTTGGCGGCGCTGACGCAAATCCGGGAACGCTGGCTTCCCCAAAACAGACAATCTCTGCCATCACCACTGCGCTGCTTACGTCTGGCAAAAAGATCTGGCTCAAGAGAAACAGCCACTGGACCGGATCAGCCGGGATGAAGTTTTCGGATGGCACAGGAGACATCGTCGGCATCCGCGTCGATGCTTACGGCAGCGGCGCTATTCCGATTATTGAAGTCTCATCGGGGGCCGAACATGCTTGCCAGATCACCACGGGCGGGTCATCCAGCGCAACGAGCAAACTGGATATTGTCGTTAGCAATTGCCATTTCCTGAACTCGGGCGCTAACAATCATGCGGCGCTAAGTATCGGGTCGGGGGGCGATGACACCTTTGGGCGCGTCCATCTTTGCAAAAACGTCTATCTCGACAGCTGCATTTTCGAGACGACGTTCAACGGGCATACCGGTGTTGTACCTGTAGTATCTTGCTCGCTCGGAAAACCAGAGGACGAAACCGCCACCAACTGGGGCTGGTGGAAATGTGATGTTCTAAATCCCACCACCACCACGACAATCACGCAAGGCATCGGCGGAAGCTGCAAGCATTGGCTATTCCATTTTGGCGGAACAATTCGCGGTGCCGGTGAGAGCGCGGATGGCGATCATCATCTCTACAACGACTGCAAGACCCATTCGCATTATCGTTGGATCAATTTCGGGCAGACGGGGACCGGTCAGTTCAAGCGTAATTTCTGCATCAACGGCAATTGGGATGAAACGGAGATCTGGGTTCTAGGCCACGGCGACGCCAGGTATCACTGCTATTCTGAAAATTCATTCCGCTATACGTCGTGGGCGTTTGATCTAGGGAACCGCGCCGGCAATGAAGAACCGCTCGACAGCACGGACTTGTTTACCGGGGTTGTTGTTGAGGGCAATGCCCTGATTGGGCTGAATGGGTCGCTATTCCCTTGCGGCAAGAGCGTAACGCAACGCTTCAACCGCATGTGGGGCGGCGGGCAACAATTACACGGTCCGACAGACAGCCCCGGCCAGATACCGAGCGTCGCGCAGAAAACGCATCTTCTCGACAAGATCTATTCCAACAGGCTTCATATTCCGTCCACGGCGGCGACTGGTGGAGCCATCATCGTCAAGGCGGCGTCGGGCTGGACATCTCCGATGTTTTTCACCGACAACATCATCGCGGACTTTCGTGGATCAGGTGTAGGCGCGTTCCTGATGTATTTTTCGGACCAGGCATCGGCTGGGTCGGTTATCGACCGCAACAACATCCACACACCAAACAATCTTTCGCAGATGGCGACAGACCAAGCGGCAGGAGGAACGACGCTGACCTACGCGCAATATCGGGCGAGGCCTGGAAGTCCGGACGTAAACAGCGTCAACACAAACAATTCACCAGGCTGGGCAACGACCGTATCAGCGTGGGCTGATCTAAACTAGGAGCAACACCAATGGCTGTAGTACCATTCAACAAGTTCAACTCGTTCGTCGAACACCTCGCCGAGAAGGTTCACAACCTCGGCGCCGACACGCTCAAGGTCTATTTGACCAACACCGCGCCTAATGCGTCGACGATGGCGATCAAGGCCGATCTTTCGGAGACGCTGACCACAACCGGCGGCTATACGGTGGGTGGCGCAACTGCAGCCATTACCAGTTCGGCGCAGACCAGCGGCACTTATAAACTGGTGCTAGGTGATCCTCCGACGTGGACGGCGACAGGTGCTGGTTTCTCCGGGCCGTTCCGCTACGCCGTGCTGTACAATGACACACCGACCTCGCCAGCGGATCCGCTTATTGGATGGTGGGACAATGTCACACCGGTAACGCTGACAAGCGGATCGTTTACGGTCGATTTCGATCCGGCAACCGGAGTGCTGACGATCGGACCGTAGCCACAAACACCAGACCAAGGCCGCAACCGACCCGCCCTGACCGGCGGGTTTTTTTATGGAGCAACGACCATGACGATCGCGACTACCTATCCGTTCTCAAAGTTTCTGATCAAGATCGGCGATGGCGCTGCGCCAGAGGTGTTTACGGATCCCTGCGGATTGACCTCAAAAGGCTTCACCCGCACCGCCAACCTTTCCGACACCAACATTCCCGATTGCGACGAACCCGACGCACCGTCCTGGCTCGGTCGCGAAGTGGTTAGCTACCAGGCAGCGATAGCCGGATCTGGCGTGGTGGCCGCCGAGAGTTTTGCCACATGGGAAGACTGGTGGAACGAGGGCGACACCCGAAACATCCGCATTGAGTTGGGAAGCCCGCCTGAGTACGCATGGATCATGCCGGCCAAGCTGCAGGAGTTCGCGATCACCGGCGAGCGCGGCGACAAGGTGCAGATGACGGTATCGATCGTCAGTGACGGCGCGGTGGTGCCTGAGGTGATCGTGTTCGAGGACGATGCCCGCGACACCCGTGGCGTTTCGCGTCGAGTTGCGCCGCCGTCCCGTGACGCCAGGGCGATGCCATGAGCGTAGAGGACGGCACGGTATCGCTACAGTTCGGCGATGCGGAGTATTCGTTTCGCATTGCATTCGCCCAATGGCGCGAGTTGCAGGAAAGCGTCAACAAGCCGCGGCTCGAAATCGGCGAACCGCCGCTTGGCCCGATGGCACTGTTGCGGGCGCTGCTGGAAGGTAACGCCTGGCCGCATGACGTGCGCGAGGTGATCCGGCTGGGGTTAATCGGCGGCGGCATGAAATCGGATCGCGCGCTGGTGTTGGTGAAACGTCATGTCGAAACCGGCGCTTATTTCACCCACATGCCGACCGCCCGCACCATTCTGCAGACCGCCATGTTCGGTCCACCCGACGACCAGGTGGGAAAAGATCCGGCGCCGGCAGCGGAGAGGACGGCGACGGACGGCTCAAATTCTCCG